GTGCATGATCTTACCGAAGCATTCCAGTATTATCTCATTAAGGCAACTACTCTTCTTGCAAGAGAAAAGGGTGCCTGTGAGTATTCGCATCGTACCAAGTACGGACAAGGTATTCTTCCCATTGATACATACAAAAAAGATGTTGACGAACTGGTTCCAAATAATCTTAAATATGATTGGGAAGAACTTAGAGAACTTGTAAAACAATATGGAGTACGGAACTCAACATTGTCCGCACAAATGCCTTCGGAGAGCAGTTCCGTTGTGTCAAACGCAACTAATGGAATCGAACCTCCTCGTGGATACCTGTCCGTTAAGAAATCAAAGAAAGGACCTCTTAAGCAAATTGTTCCACAGTTTCATACACTTAAAAACAATTATACGCTTCTTTGGGATATGCCTAGCAATCGTGGTTATATTAATATTGTTGCAGTTATGCAAAAATTCTTCGATCAAGCGATTTCTGGAAACTGGTCCTATAATCCGGAGAATTATCCCAATAATGAAGTTCCTGTTAGCGTGATGGCACAGGACCTTTTGACTTGTTGGAAATATGGATGGAAAACAGCATACTATCAAAACACATATGATAATAAGACTGATGAAGTTGATGATCCCAAACAGGAGTTGCAAAATCTACTTGAAGATCTTTTGGACACAGACGAAGAAGACTGTGAAAGTTGCAAAATTTGATCAAATTGGAGTATGATAAAACTCAAATATTTTGGGGAGTTAAATAGAATGTGTGGGATTTTTGTAATAGGTAATTTTGGTAGAGGAGAACAATTGTGAGTCTTATAAGATTTAAAACAAACAGTACGGAGAAAAAAGTGGTTAATCAAATGACCGTTTTTAACTCCCAGGAGGTAGATACCAAAAAGCAACCTATGTTTTTTGGACAACCACTGGGTATTCAACGATATGATACCTACAAATATCCAGTTTTCGAAAAACTCACAACACAACAACTAGGATACTTCTGGAGACCTGAAGAGGTCTCTCTACAAAAAGACAGAGGGGATTATCAGTCTCTTCGTCCTGAACAAAAGCATATTTTTACTTCTAACCTAAAGTATCAAGTTATGCTTGATAGCGTTCAAGGTCGTGGACCTGGAATGGCATTTGCTCCCTACTGCTCACTTCCTGAATTGGAAGCGTGTATGAAGGTCTGGGAGTTTATGGAGATGATTCACTCACGCTCCTATACCTATATTATCAAAAATGTATATGCAGACCCTTCGGATGTGTTTGATACTATTCTTAGAGATGAAAGAATTCTCGAACGTGCATATAGTGTAACCGAAGCATATAACGATTTTATCAATAGTGCTCAACATTATGGAACTTCTGAACTTTGGAAACACGCTCAAGAACAAGTTCCCTTCGTACAGGCAGAAAGATATGAACTCAAACGCAAATTATTCAGAGCAGTTGCAAACGTTAATATACTTGAAGGTATTCGCTTTTACGTCAGTTTCGCTTGCAGTTTTGCATTTGGCGAACTCAAACTTATGGAAGGAAGTGCAAAAATCATTGGACTGATTGCTCGTGATGAGAATCAGCATTTGGTCATTACTCAGAACATTCTAAACAAGTGGAAGGAAGGTGATGACCCTGAGATGCAAAGAATTGCTAAAGAAGAAGAGCAGTGGGTCTACAAGACCTTTGAGAATGCAGTCAATCAAGAAAAACTCTGGGCAGAGTATCTGTTTAAGGATGGATCTATGATTGGACTGAATGATAAACTTCTTCAGCAATATGTTGAATGGATTGCGAATCGCCGTATGAGAGGAATTGGACTTAAACCACTTTATGATGTTTCGGCAAAGAATAATCCACTTCCTTGGACGGAGCATTGGATCAGTTCCAAAGGGCTTCAAGTCGCACCTCAAGAAACAGAAGTGGAGAGTTATATCATTGGTGGTATTAAACAAGACGTTACAAAAGATTCCTTCGCAGGATTCCAACTTTAATACAGAGGGTCTTCGGACCCTCTTTTTTTTTATAAATAAAAGAAAGTAGACAAGTATTAGCAAGATGACACTTTCTTTTAACAAATTGAATGAGATTGCGGCACTATATGAAAGCATTGCTGATTCTGAGCAAGAGCAATTGAATGAAGGACCCTATAGTGCTGATTCGGTAAGAGCAGCACAAGAAGCAGCAAAGAAAGGAGAGTTGGAAAGGTCTAATAAAGAAAAGGTAACAAATACTGCCTTACAAGCATCTAAAGGCAAAGAAGCAAAGCAGGCACCTGCAGGAAGCAGTCCTAAAGAACTGCAGCAAGCATCTATTCAAGGAATTCTTGATAGGCAAAAAGATAGAGGTGGGAATAATAATGGGTGGAATAAAGATAATCTAACTAAAACCATAAATCCAAAGTATACGCCACAGAATATTGCAAAGGCTCAGCAAGCAGTTGGAATTAAACCAGCTATTTCTACAAAAGATCCAAAACCAGATCCAAACCCAGAAAGGCAAACAGATACAAGAACATCTATAACAGCAAAACCAGCATCTGCTAAAGTTCTTCCATCAAAACCAGCAGGTTCTGCGATGGATCAGTGGGCAAAGGCAAATCCAAAACTTGCTGCTGCTGCTGCTGAAAAAGCAAGAATTCGTGGAACTAACCAGACTGACAATCCCCTAATGAAAGATATGAGGTCCAGTCTTCCTGCACCTACTTCATCTCAGTCTCCAGCAGTTGCTAAACTTGGTGCTGGTAATCAATCATTAACCAATAATCCAAACGTTCCTAAACCATCCACATTGGCTGCTGCAACTACTGCGGCATCAAAACCCGAAACTTCTAGCCTTGGACAAAGAGCAGCAGCAATGCCTGCTATGGGTTCTTCACAATTCAAACCAGCAACCACCTCGCAAGCAACTAATGCTGCTGGTAGTAACTCTGCTGCTGCTTCCGGTAGTGTTGTTCCTCAAAATGATAAGCTTGCAGCAAGCAAAAAACCGGTCGATATTAAAGCATCCTATGAGTATGATGCTTATGATCTCGTGCTTGAGTATCTCCTCTCACAGGGTCATGCAGAGACCGTTGCGGAGGCACAATACATTATGACCGAGATGGATGCTGAGATGATTGGTGATATTGTCGAAGAAGTTCTTGAGGAAGGTGACAACTACGATAAAAATCGTAAGAGAGCAGCACAAAGAGCAGCAGCAAGAAATGAAGCAAGAGCAAAAGGACAAACTGGCAATGTTCCTGGTGTGGGTTATGTAACACCAAGAAGAGAAAGTGAAACCTATAGGGATTCTGCTGGTACTGAAAGGCATAAAACTGGTGCTAGAATGCCAGAAAAGAAAGGTTGATAAGAATTTAACATAATCCAAAGCACCCATGGGTGCTTTTTTTATATCTGTGTAACTGCCCTTTTAACTAATACCGTACCTTCAACCACTTTTTGGATGGAATTGCCGCTATTTAAAAGTAAATCATAAAAATATTTCCCAGGTTTTAATTCTTCCGTAACTGTAGACGCCATAGAAATTTTTACTTTTCCAAGTTGTCTATTCGTAAAATTTACTATGAACGACCCAGAAGATATGGATTTTTCATATTTTTTTAATTTGGCACATCCAGTATATCCATTTAAATTCAAAGCACTATTACTTGTCTCACTTTCCAATACAAAAACCTGTTCAAAATCTGTTCCAGTATGTATTATTAAATTGCTTATATAAACGGTCATTATTACTTTTATACTTTGTATGAATATTTATTAGAAGCACCCTGTTGAAATACCAACTCTCACTAAAACAGTTCCTTCTACGACAATTGATTTGGTTGAATCCGATTTAATTAACATTAAATCATATACGTATCTTCCACCTTTGAGGGTAGAATTTATCGTACTTCCTAATGATATTACTAATTTTCCATTTAAACGATCAATAAATGATATTCCAAACCCAACATAACTTGAACTCTCTGGAGTTTTTCTCATATGAGCAGATGCACTAAATCCAGTTAGGTTTACGACACCTCCAGCAGTCTGGATTAAATCAAGTTCTTCTGAAAAATCAGAACTAGTATCAATAACAAGATTTTTTACATATACCGACATTTCTAGTATATCTCTTTATTGAGTATTTATCAACCCCTTGACAAAAATGTAAAATGTCTATAGACTAGGTTTGTCCCGGTTAAAGATAAATAATAGCTCTATAAGATTATTAAATGAGCTATGAGAACCCATGGAAATTCAATGGGGAAATATTTGAATCAGATCATATAGAAGATTATTTTGGATTTGTATATCATATTCACTGTGAGATCACCGGTAGAAGCTATTTGGGACGTAAGTACTTTTGGTCGTTCAGAACTCCCAAAGGAAAGAAAAGAAAAGTAAAGAGTGAGAGTGATTGGAAGAAATATTATGGATCATGTCCAGAACTTAAAGAAGATATTGTGAAGTTAGGTAAAGACAAATTTAAAAGAAGTATTCTATCCCTTCATAAAACATTAGGTAAAACTAACTATGAGGAGACTAGGATGTTATTTCTTGATAATGTTTTAACCGAAGCACTAGAAGATGGATCTCCAAAGTATTATAATTCGCAAATTTTGAGTAGATATTATAGAAAAGATTATTTCAATTATGCCTTGACAACCTAGAGAGACTTGTGCTAGTCTGTGTCAGACACATAAATATGATTATGGAAACTTTGGAAAAGACTCTTCGTCTATCACATGATTGGGCAGTTGATCGTATTCATTCTTTGTGCGAACAAAGGGACTATGAAGATGCCCAGGCAATTCAATCAGAATTTAGTGAATGGTTGAATCCAGATATTCCTGATCATGATATTTTTTCATTAGCATACATAGGAGAAAAAAATGATCGGACCTAAAAAGAAACCACAAGATTTCGGATTTAAGAAAGGAGATACTCATCTCATTGTTAATGATATTACAGAAAAAGTAAAAGCATATAATTTTGATGGAAAACTTCTTTGGGAACTTCCTGCATTAGCAAGAGGACAGGGGAGTGATTATGAGTTTAAATTTTCAAATACAGATACTCCTCCTGGTCTTTACAAAATTGGAACTATCTACAAGGATTATGAGAAAGATTCCACGCCAGAATATTCTAGGGATGTGATGGCATTTGGGTGGTATAGTTTCGACTTGGTTGAACTTGAGAATCAGGAAGCAAAGAATGGTCGTGCTGGAATCATGATTCATGGTGGTGGTTCTGCCTGCGGGTGGCCAGGCGCCTGGGCAGCAATGCAGAAACTCTTCTCAACACATGGTTGTGTAAGAATGCATAATCAACACCTTAAAGATAATCTTCTCCCTTTGACGAAAAAGGGGACAGTCTTTGTTTCTGTATTTCAAGAGGGATGATTACTTCAATTCCACAACCAGGTATTAAATTAATCAAAGAATTTGAAGGATGTCATCTTAAAGCATATCCGGATCCTCTGTCAGGTAAACTTCCAATCACTATAGGATGGGGGTCTACTCGCAGGAAGAATGGATCTCCATTTAAACTTGGCGACACCATTACTCAAAAGGAAGCAGATGAATTATTAATTGCTCAATGCGAGAGTCAGTTCTTACCAGCACTTTCTAAAATCCCATATTGGAGAGAAATGAATGACAATCAACGCGGAGCACTACTATCCTTTGCTTACAATCTCGGTGCTGGATTTTACGGTGGAAGTGGGTTTAATAGCATCACTCGCAACCTTCGTGAGAAAAATTGGACGGCAATCCCAAAAACATTAGAACTCTATAGAAATCCTGGAAGTAATGTTGAGACGGGATTGCTCCGTAGAAGGATTGCTGAAGGGAAATTATGGAAAAAAATAATCATTCCTTAGTCTCCAGATATGCTATTCGTAGTATGCAGTAAATACACCACATAGTAAAAATTAAACCAAAACCAAGAATTATAAAAACTCCCCAAACTGGATCAGTCATTTGTATTGTCCGCTTTCTTCTTTATATATCCAAACTTTCAAATCCTTAACGTATTTTCGTAATATCTGTGCCTGTTCTTCGTGCCAATAATCTCCTGTCTCTAAATGAAGACGGGTATGATTATCTATTGCTTGTAGCATTTGGTGAATGGGTTTATTCCAACATTCTCTGGTTTCAGTATTGAATGTGCGAGACATTTCATTTATGCCTTTTTTATATTAGTATTTATGATTGTACCACTATGAGAACTGGCACAAAGCAATCCCAGACCCACCTACAATGCCCTATAGTACCATCAGTCACACAAATCTATGGACTGCATCAACTGCATTGCTTTTGAACCAATTGAATCTGAGTCTGGGGAAATAAATCGGGGAACTTGTCATCGTTATGCTCCCAAAGCAACAATAGCACCTCTAGATTATATTGAGTTTATGGTAATATTCCCTCCCATAAATCTTCCAAATTGGTGTGCGGAACATATTGAAAGGATTGACAGATCCTAAATACTAACTTATTATGAGTTATCCCAAACACAGGGATCAATATCATGAGATTTTGATGTGAAACTAGTGTCGTGGAAGATGCCTGCCGAGAGGTTGGGTACACCCCTCTTCTATACGGATGTCGAATTCTACTAAACTAAATGCTTTTAAAGAAAACAATTCAAACCCTTTCGGTCATTGCTTTGAGTCTTGGTGCTCTTGCTCCAAGTCCTGCTCAAGCACTGACCTGTTCTTATGCCTCACATTATGGAATTGGTGACGGTTACGATGGTCAAAGAACTGCTAATGGTGAACGGTTTAATGCCTATGGTAACTCAGCCGCACATCGTAATCTTCCATTTGGAACTAGACTAAGAGTAACAAATGAATCAAATGGAAGATCTGTCGTTATACGAATCAATGATCGTGGTCCATATGTAAGTGGTAGGAGTCTTGATCTTTCTTATGGTGCTTTCTCAACGATTGCATCACCAAGTAGGGGAGAGATTAGAGTTTGTTATTCTAGACTGTAATTGATAAATAGGGGAGAGTTCATCCTCTCCCTTTATGTTTAATTTTAATTTTGGAAATAAAAAACCAGATATTAAACAATATGCAATCATAGGAATTATTTTAAGTTCTGTGATTGCAACTCTTACACAATGTACCGGAATAAAAGAAACATCTTTATGGGATGTATTTGATGAGGTACAGCGTAAGTTCTTTCCTCAAACGATGCTGAATGATTTCATTATCAAAGATCCCGAAAAATTGGATCGCAGGATCAAGCGTGATGTTGATGCAGCAATCTCAGAGTATGAACGCTTGACAGGAGATGATGGAAAGGTTAGAATACCTTCACCACGATACTCAGAGAAACCACCAGACGGGTCTTATGCCCAATCAGTTCTTGGAGGTGAAATGAGAATCTGTGCTCCTTGGGTTGACGACTGCCCGAAGGAGTGATAGAATAAACCTGTTGAAGGCAAGGAAAGTAAAAGGAGCATGGGCACCGAAAGGAGATACCGCACCTGCCTTCAAGTTATATGGGCATATAGTGAAGTGGACTATCACACGGCTCTTCTAAAGCCTTATCCCTGGTTCAAATCCAGGTATGCCTGCTTTAATAGTTCAAGTGTGTTAGACACTTTCACAACTGACACACTCAGGCACCCAAAACCCACTGGATGCCCTATAATAACAAAGTACACTAACAAAGCAAACTAACACAATGACTTTTAATTCTCACGTCTCTCACAAGTCTCAGTTGCTCAGGCGGTTCTCCAGCCGTCAAGGCCCCGTTAAAAACGGATTCAACCTAATTGAACTGATGATCGTGGTTTCGATCACAGGTATGCTCTCGGCGGTGGCCATTCCCCAGTATCAGAACGTCAAGAACAAGGCCGATGCCAACATCAAAGTTTCAGAGGCAATCGGATTTGCCAGGGAATGTGCAGTTTTTCAAATTGACGCAGATCCCGTAGGGACGACTGTTGAAAATCCAGGGGGGAACGCAGTTACCTGCGGAGGAGATGATTTAGCCCAGCACAACATTCTTTCCAGGATATTTACCCTAGCCCCTGGACAGACGATTAGTTGCCTAAATGAGTCTCGTCTCGGAATCAACGAGGAAATTGACCTCCGGGCAGACATCACTGTGTCTAGGTCTGGGGCGCTTTCTTGCGCATTCCTAATTAAGAGTTCAGGAACGCTCCCCCCGAGTGCTTGATAGCAATTTGCTAGCCCAAGGGAGGGTGTACTGACTCTCCCTTTTTCCTCATCATTCCCCTCGACCAAGCAAGCGAATGGGCCGAACTGTTAATTCGAGATTGCTAGGAGCGTTACCTAGGAGGGGAGTCT